GTTTGACGGCCTGCTACTCATTAGCCCTGGCTTCTTCCAGTCGCTCCTTGATGTGCAGCCACCAGTCAGTGGGGTTCTCCCACCAGATAGACCTGTCCTGTGCGGGATCGGCATAAGTATCCGCAACTTGGCCCAGTAGTGCCACAAACTGCGCGTCCTTCAGCCGGTGGCAGTTCTTCAATCTATTCAGCACTTTCCGTGCGGCGGGGTGCCTATCGAGCGTATCTGCATAGGTAGCAACTACTCCATACTTCCTATCGAGAGCAGAGAGCACTGTGGCCTCATTATAGGTGTTAGGCAGCCACCTGGCGCGGCGGCATTGTTTGCAGATGAAGAGTCCGCCACCTGCGACTCGGAACGTCTCTATCCAGTAGTGGGCATTAGGCGTAGTATGATTATTGCTGCACTTGCCATCGACCCAATCTATCCCCAACTCTTTGGCACTCCTCCCAGAGGCTGTATCTCTAGGCGCAAGTCCTCCAGCCACCCTCCTAGTATGATTATCCTCTCTATGTTCCTGACCTCGGGCGCCTTCTCTGACTCCACTCTCAACTGCTGCATGACCCTTGCTCTGCACTGGAGGAGATGCAGCCGCTCTTTCCTTACCTCTGGGGATAGGATGAGAGGCTTCCTTCCCCTCCTCTCCACGTACTTCTGCTTGCTCAGGTGAACCAGCGCCTGCTCTAGCCAGCAGCATAGGCCGTCGGATTCTCTCCGCGCGTGCCACCGAAAGTTCTTCACCCATTTCCGCGCCTCCAACTGTCTATCCTTGTACTGATACCATAACCTCCCTCTCACCACTGGCTCGCCAAGTTTTATATCATGGCCACAGTGGTGGCACTTGGCTGTACGTCTGCAGGAACCTATCCAGATATCTATGGCTTGCCTCCATATCTGTATGTGGTCATTATAATGCATAGTGCAGTCAGGTGTCAATAGCCCCTGCTTCTTTGCATAAACAATTATCCGCTTCTAGCGATTATTATTTCTTTCTACTTGACAAGCCCCTATCCGTATGATATACTTATACTAGCCGCAGTCAGGAGATGCTATGACTACTCCCTCCGAGCCAGTAGCCGTCGAGTTGAATCCAGAACACGACCCAGAACTGGGCAATCCCGAACTTTCAGTAGCGTCCACACTTGTACCTTGGCCTCGGGATGATGAGAAGGCCCGCTACTTCGGCTACAGGTCAGCTGGCTTCTCAGTGAGAGAGGCTCTAAGGATGATAGAGAGGAGTAAGGCCTGGCTCTCAGGTTGCCGCCACGACTCTATCTTTGTTGACCTTGAGCGTAGGATTCCAGAAATCCGCAAGGAACTGAGTAGAGAGTATCTGGAACTTGACTTCTATCGCAACTTTCGCCTGGCACTGGAAAAGGACTATAGAGTCCTGAACCGCTCACTTGGGTTTGAGAGATTCGATGATGGTACTGTTGTTCCTATGACCTCCTATGACCAGGAGTATCTCCTCAAGATGCGCTCCCAGTACTCTCCTCAGCAACTCTCTATCCTAGAGGCTATAGTATCAGATTCGGGCAAGGGATTCGACTTTGCCCAATATGTGGCAGATAATCCAGAGATAATCCAGATGAGCCGTACTGACACAATCACTGTCAAGAAAGGAGTCTCTCATGCCTTGGAAGCCTAGGACTCCTGCCCAACGCGCTGCATCTAGGCGCAATGCTACTCGGGCGCACCAGTCACGATATCGCACTAAAGAGCCTAGGAGTCCAGGAAGATTCAGACCATTTAGGAGGCGATAGGTGGAACAACAACTCATAGAAGGTCTAGTGTCAGGTGGCCCAACTGCTATACTAGCAGGCATTATCTTCTTTATGTATGCACGCGAGAAGCGAAGTACTGAAGAGCAGTTGCGGCAAGACAAGAGGGAGACTGAGACCCGTCTCGCTAGCTTTATCGCATCAGACCAGCGCACTAGAGAGGAGAATACTCGAGTATTGGCAGACCTTACTGCTGCAACTAGAGAGATTACGGTAGCAACTAGGGAGTCCACAGGTGTTATGCAGGAGGTAAGGGCGCTACTTAGGAGCCAGATTAGAGGAGGTAGCGACATCTAGATGCAATCCACTGTCTCACAGGCCCAGGCTCTGAAGGTCCTGTTCTCCAACCGTATCCTCACTATGGAGACTCTGCTGGAGATAGAGAACAAGGACCGTACTCTGGTGCCCTTCAAGTTGCAGGCCATTCAGCGAGATATGCTGGAGACTTCTACTCCACGAGACATCTACGTTAAGCCTGGGCAGATAGGAGCCACTTCTGTCCATGTGGCAGACTTCTACCTTGATAACATTACTATCAATGGGACAGTATCTGTCATCATCTCCTACGATGACTTCTCTGCGGAGAGGTTACTGCTCAAGGCCAAGAAGTACCACCGCAGCCTGGAGAGGCGGATTCCGACCATTCCTCACCTTGACCATAAGTCTGCTACTGAACTCTCATGGGAGAATAAGAAGACTAACTTCTCCTCCTTCATGTACATCTTCTCTGCCAGGAGCTATACGAAAGGTCGTGGTGAGGCCATACATAACTTGCTGCTGGACGAGTATGCCTTCTGGCCTCCTGGCACTCACGAGGATGTCTTTGCATCTGCAGTACAGAGAGTGCCGCTAAAGGTTGGAACCAAGGTGCGCTTTGTCTCTACTCCTAACGGCGAGGACAATCCTTTCTGCGAGTTCTACCGTGCTGCCAAGGAAGGGACAGTGGTAGCCAAGTCTGTTTATAAGCACCACTTCTATCCCTGGTATCTGCACGAAGAGTACATGATGCTGGCAGATGATGACTTCTGTCTCGAGGCAGATGCATTTGACCCACTGCCTAACATCACTGCAGAAGAGCAGATTCTCATTCAGCGCATCAATGGTCTGCTGGAGTGTGACGACTTCCTCGCCCAGGCCAAGATTCGCTGGCGAAGATATAAGATAGCAGAAATGGCCTCCATGCGGCGCAGTGGGGAGACCATCTTCATCTTCCCTCAAGAGTATCCTGAAGATGATGAGACCTGCTTCATTACTGCTGGTGGTCAGGCCTACAATGCAGATATAGTAGAGACCAAAATCCGCAACTGCATCCCTGCGCCTATCACCCACAATCTTGTCTCTGCCCAGGGTCTATCTGCATCTGTTGACATCTGGCATGATAAGGAGGAAGGTCGAGGCTATGTCATAGGCATTGATCCAGGTAAGGGGAAGACATCAGAGTCAGTAGCATCTGTCTGGACCTTCTATGAGGGCTACACAGATAAGGATGGCAAGGAGCACTCCCCTATCCTCCAGCACTGCGCCACTCTCGCTGGCTTCTATGATGAGGCCGAGATGGGTGACTACTGCAAACTGCTTGGCCACTACTTCAATGGAGCAGTACTAGCTCCAGAGGACAACCTAGACCTTGTGAGTCATGTCCGAGATTACCCTGACCTCTACTGGCGGGAAGATGTCCGCACTGGCAAGGTGAGCAGGAGCATAGGTTGGCAGACTAATGTAAGCACAAAGCCTTACATGATAACAGAAGTCAATAGGCTGCTGGAGTACCTCGACTGTCAGGATAGCCGCTTCTGGTCTCAGTGCAAGAATATCCGTCGCAATGCGTCAGTGAAGTCAGGTATCATAGTCGTAGGTGCAGATGACCATCATGACGCAGGTGCCATAACAGTTGTCTGCCGCGATGCACAGCCAGTACATAGAGGCTTTGTGGGAGTTAGTGGTTGGAGTGACAGTTGGGGGCGATAATGGAAAGAAACGCAGAACAGGTCCGTTCCAGATGCAAGGAGCTTCAACGCTACTGGCAGCCCAGGAATGATAAGATGAAGCGGTGGTACTCCTTAATCCAGATGGTAGATGAACTTGCCACCGAGAAGCTAGAAAGTTTCGTGGGCAACGACCCTAGGTCCATGTTCAACCTTGTCCTGCATATGCTAGACACTAAGGTGCCTCACAGAATAGCTAATCTGGATGCCACCAATCTTGACCTAGCAGGTATCAATGAGTCGGTCAGCACCTTCCTAGAGCAACTCTGGCAGTCTAACGAGACTAGATTCAGGAAGTCTGGCCCGCGCCAGTCTCTCCAGCGCACTACTATAGCATTTCTACTCGCCACTGGTTGGTACGCGGAGTTTGCTATCAACAGTGACGATGGCACTGCTACCTATGTTGAGCCTTGGAATCCTGCCCAGGTCTTTCCCATGTGGGATATGGAGATGGGCCTGTGCGAAGTTGCCCACATCTATGAGATGGACTCTCCTGCCGCCAAGAGAATGTGTAGGCGCAATGGCTGGAAGTATCCTTCCTACAACTCTCCCTCTATGGTCTGCTATGACTACTGGTGGATGGACTATGAGACTGACCTCTATCCTAGAGTCTGCAACTCCATAGTCCTTGGCGATGGGGCAGATGGACTGGTCAAGTATGACTACACTCGCTTCAAGAAGATTCCTATCTACGTGGCTCCAGTTGGGGGACTACCTGATACGGGCGCCCTCTCTGCTGGCACTCGACTATCCTCCCAGACCTTCAATGCAGGTGGCACAGCAGTCAATGAGCGGTGGAAGGAGGAGATAGGCCAAGCCATCGTCGCCACCAATGAGAACATCTATCGCACCTGGAACAAGTGGTGGTCATTCTCCCTCCAACTCCTCCGCGATACTGCCCAACCTAGAATCTTTGAGCGCAGTAGGAGTGGTAAGGCTATAGTGCGTCCTGAGGATGTCTTCCGCCGAGGAGCTATCTGGCGTGGTGGGCCTGATGATTCAGTTGACTTCATAGGCGCGCCTCCTATCCCATTGGAGTTGCGCTCGACTCAACTTGACCTCGAGGCCATGATGCAGAGAGGTGGAGTCAGTTGGGCCATGTTCGGCAATGTATCTGGCCAGTTGACTGCCTATGTCATGTCCCAGATAGCTGCCTCCGCCAACCAGATTATGCGGCCCTTCCACCAGGCCATCATCAACAAGTATGAGGATGAGGACAATGACCTGCTGGAAGACATCCGCACTCGAGGTATTAAGCCTTACGGCTGGAGTATGCCAAGGGGCTTTACTCGAGAGATGAAGGTAACTGCAGACTATGATGTTGAGATTCCTGGTGAACTCATCCAGAAGGCTACTGTAGCCAGAATGCTTGACCCAGAGTTCCAACTGAGCTACTCCTACGTAATCCAGAGACTGTTTCCAGATATTAAGAATCCACTCCTTGAGCGGGCCAGAATCCGTGCTGACCAAGCAGAGCTTAATCCAGTCAATGCACTGGTGGCCTATGTTATCTACGCCAGAAAGCAGGCGGCGTACCTGGAGAAGCAAGGAGACTCTGAAGCAGCCCAACTGTATGAACTTGCGGCGCAGGCAGCGGAGGCACAACTGCAGCCTCCACAGCAGACTGCACCCACTCCTCGCTCTATGGGCAATAGACCTGAAGCTCTACCTCGCCAGCCTGCACTAGCTGCTTCTGGGATGCTACCTGAGGAAGGTCAGTAGTGGTAACAGTTCAGCTAATGCGTTATGTTAACCAGTACCAGTAGGAGGCAATCTAGTGCCTATCAACCAGATACGTCCGCCAAATCCTAGCGCACTCCTGGCCAAGGGTGAGA